TATTGATGCATAATTATTATGATTAGATTCTCCACTTATATTTAATCTTACGTTTCCTGCAGTAATATTATTATTATCATCAAATTCAAAAGTTTTTGTAATTCCTGCACTATCTGTTATTATAAAAGTTTTACTATCAGCTAAAGTACCAGAAAATTCAAAAGCTGCCCAAGATTTTGAATATTTATTTTCGTTATATAGTTTAAAAAGGTCTAGTGTAGCTGCATGACCTGTATTTGCTAATGAACCATCGTTTAATTCTGTTTGAAGATTTGTAACGTATGTGTCTTTAGTAGGAGTTAAAATTATAATCATTATTCTTTTCCTTAGTTCACTATTATTTCAATGTCATTAGCTGAATATCTCATTTCAAAGATACCTCCCGGTTCTGGATATATAAATCCATCTTCATAGCTTGATATTGGATTAAAAAAGTTGTCATTATATGATAATGTATCATCAATATCTTCATCAAAGAATTTATTAGCTGAAGTCTTTGATAAAATCATATTCTTTTGATTTGTTGAAATAGCAACTACTCCATCTGTATTTAAAGCTATATTAACTAAACCATTTGTGTCTATAGGTTCTCCTATTTGTAAAGCATCAAATCTCATATTTTCAACAATTCTAAAAGCAAGATCTGTTCTTACAGAATCAATATCGTACCCTTCGCTTACTCTTATTTCAATCTTTATACCAAAATTGAATATACCTACATCTAAAATATTAAAGTTATCTCCAATCAATCTAAATTCATTTAAGTACTTAGATAAATTGTTTTTAACAGCATCTGAAGCAGGAATATAAAAATTGTTTATATCTTTACAAACAACATATAAATCTTTAGACCCATTTGAATAAGGATTGTCTAATGCTGCTGCTTTATTTATTCTTCCAAAGTTAGTAGGCATTGTGTAAATTCTACCAATTAAATCTTCATGTGTTATTATTCTTGACTGTGCCTTTAATGCATTAGGAATTTGTAATTTAAGTTCATCTAATGATAAACTATCACTACCACCAACAGCTTCTTCTTCATTAATAACATCAACTGATTCTATCACTTCTGTCATTTTATCAAGATTAGAAGACTCATCGACGAGATTAGGAAATATTATTTTAGTTTCAATAATTTCGTTAATTGTTTCTGTTGGTACATTATGATCTTGTCCTCCACCATGTCTATATCTAATTTGAACTCTTTTACCCTTGGGTGAAACGCCTAAGCTATTAGACTTTATTAATTTATTTGGGTCTAAAGATTTATTTGTAAAGTAGTCAGTTTGTTTAAGTGGTAATAAAATATCTTCTGGATTATCGAGAATATTATCTTTTAAAACTGAACCATCACCATTTCCAAACCTTAAAACTGTTCTTCCGTTTGAAAAGTTTGTTTCACGTGTAAATCTAAATATTGCTGGTAATATTTCAAAATACGAATCTTTACTATAATCAACTTTTTTATAAACAGTATTTTGAGTTAAATATTCAACTTCATAATACTTATTTAAATCCTCATCAATAACCATTAAAATATCAGTAACATCTTCATTTTCTAATTCATAAGATAAAAAATTATTTTGATTTGTATCTGGAAATTTAACACTCTCTGTTGTTGTTTGACCAGATATACATAATCCTTTTTTACTTAAAATAAGTGTTGTAATATTTTCATTATCGTCTTCATCACCAGGTTCAGACTCATATCCAGAAGAAAAGTCAATATCTTCAACTAAAGTAAACTCTATTCCGCTATCTGATATTAGTCTTGTTCCTTCTTTTATTATAGGTAAAAATTCTGACTTAGGTTCTGGATTTGTTGAACTAACAACATCTACTTCAATTAAAAAAGTGACGTGTAAAGACGAAGGAGAGTTATTACTGCTATTTATACCAGCATTTCTTAGATGTTTTATAATGTTTTCTGTACTTGTTGCAGTCTCTGGATTTAATTCATTAAATTGTTGCTCAACATAAAAAGAAAGTGAATCACCTACAATAGCAGCAAAGTCTAAAAACATACCTCCGAGTGAGGATGGTGAAAAGTCTCTATTTTGATTACTAAAGTATGTTGTAGCATGATCAAGCAATTCATTTCTAAAATCATTATAACTTTTATTTATATATTGATTTTTTCTTTGTAGCTTTTGTTTTTTTCTTATTCTAGAAGTCATTTGCTTTATCCTGATGTTTTTAGTTTTATAATTATAGACTTATTATTATTTATATCTGGTATGCTATATTTAATATTTAACAAGTATATTAGCTCATCATCTGAACCTTTAGGTTCTTCTAAAATAGTAAAGTCAATAAGTTTTATTAAAGGTATAAATTTTTCAACTGAAGCTCTTATTTCTTCCATTGCGGCAGACTTTACATTTCCTTTTGATTTAAGAGAAAATATTTCTTTTAAATTTGTTCCAAAATCAGAATTTAATCTTTCACCTTTTTTTGTTAGTAATAAGTTTTTAAAATTATCTTCAATTTGATCTTCTAAGTTGAAATGCATTTTAAATAAATTTTCATTATTTAGTGTACCAGATTCTAAAGGAGTTTTAATTCCTAAAGGAAGATTAAAGTTTTTTGTTTTATTTGAATAACTTTGTTCTTTTAAAACTTTTTTATAATCTTTACCTGAATTTTTATAGCTGTACTCTTCTGACATTTTAATTACCTTTTATATAAGTATATAATAATTATCTTTTACGAAGATTTTGATACTTTACTTAATACTTTCTTTATATTATTTTTTAAATCTTCTAATACAGGTATTTGTTCCTCAACTTTTTTCTTATGTTCATCTATAGAAAACATTGAAATTGATCTCATTGGTGCATTAGGACTTCCAGGGGCAGCTGATGTATGATTATGATTCTCAACTTTGTTAAGTGCGTCTTTAACATTTCTTAAAACTTCTATATTAGATTCTAAAAGTGATGTTAACATTGCAACTAAACTTTTACCTAAAACTAAAGGCTCAGAATATAGTTCAGAATGACCTAGTATTATTGTTTCTCCATTACCACTCATTTTTTCAAAACTGCTTGAAAAAGTACTTTCTTCTTTAGTATTGTTAACTATATCTTTTATTTCTTCTTCTTTAAGTAGTTTTTGTTCAAAAGCAGCTCTTTTAAAATTTCCAATTAGTATTTTTTTTCCATCAATAAGTATGTTTCCATTATCTTCTAAACATATGTGAGAATATTTTTCGTAGTCACTACTTTCTTTTATAATTCTTATAGAACTAGAGTTAATACTTGTATTTTCTATAGACTTTCTAGCATAAAGTCTTATGTGATTTGTTTTTATTAGAACACTAGGATATAAACCATCATATGAAATAAAAAGTTTATTTTTACTATTATCTAAGTCAAAAGATAAATTACCATTAGAAATTGTATTTATAACTCTTTCTTCATTTTTATTATCATCTAGACCTATATTAGATTGATATTTCAAATATTTATTAGTAATATAATTTGTATCTAAATTGTCAGACTCTGAAATGTATATTCTAGATGCATCTGCTTCAATATCTTTTTCAAATTCTTTAGGCGAAATTTTTAATTCATTTTTTCCTACCAAATATTGTGTAGAGTCTTTTAGTACTTCTTTATATCCTAGTTCATTTTCTATTTTATAGTAAGGAAATTTTTCATTATATTCTAAAGTTAATTTTTTATTTGTTTTATTATTGTTTTCTGTTAATATTTCATATGACTTAGTTTTTCTTTTAAATTCTTTATAAACTGAGTCTGTTAAAGATAATCTTCCTGTCACTAAATCTATAGCACCATTACTATTATTTTGTAATAAGCTAGTTCCTAAATTTATAATAGCATTATTAGATCCTTGTATAGTAGTACTACCAATATTGTTATAGAATCTAGGTACAGGTTTAAAACTAAATCCACTTTCTTCGTTTTCTTTTATTAACTTTTTAATATTTAAGTTAATATTACTAGAATTTTTTTGTGATTCTATCTGATCAAATTTTGGTTTTGAAAGTCCATTTTTAGTTTTTTTATTTATTACTCTATTTTCTCGAGTTGATTTTGATCCTTTTTTTTCTTTTTTATTTACATTTTTACTATTTAATTCTTTGTTTTTTTCAAAGTCTCTCTCATGATGTGTAAAATTAACGTCTTCTTCAAAACTATAAATTCTAGACAACCAATAGTTTTTTATAAAAGAATTGTTATCATTAGAAGAATAAATACTTTCATCTTCAAAATACCATATATCTTCACCTTGTTTTACTGGTACCTGAATGTGAGAAGAAAAACCAGGAAAACATATTATAACTTTTTCATCACTTTGAAATTTTGTTTTTGCTATAATAGATCCTGCAGGTAGTTTATTTAATACATCATTTATTTCTTCATCTTTAATTTTAGAAAAGTCTGGACTTTTAATATTATTAACACTAAAATTATCGAGCGAATCAAAAGATGTTCTTATTTTATTTGCATTTTCTTCATTAGAATTTGTTATTATGAATATTACTTGTGCTTTTTTCATTTTTAACCATTTATTCTGTTAAATATATCATCTTCACTAATTGTTTCTGCTTTTTCTTCTTCTTTAGAAATAAGCTCTGCTAATTTAAGTATCTGGTCATTTGATCTACACATTCTTTCTAAATACTTTGACATTACAGCACCTATATTCATATGCTCATTAATGCCACCTTGCATTGATATGTAAGCATCATTAAATAGCATTTTTGCTTTTTCTCGATCTTCTAGAGAGTTTTCGTAAATCTCTTTCCAAAGCATTTTTTTCTTGTCTTCAAGTGATCCTATGTTATCTAGAATATCTGAAAAGTTTTTTATCTTATTTTCTTGAATTTCAGTCTTATCTACTTTGTCTAACAGCTTATCTACATCTTTCATAGTAAATCTTTCTCTTGTAAACTAAATTTTTTATTTTCACCTACTACTTTTCTATATATTTTTCTAATATTAGATAAAGAAGCACTTAACTCTGTGCTATTTAGCCCTGATATTTCCCTTAGATATACGAATACTGCTCTTTTATTGAAAAACTCTAGGTCTTCAATGCTATTGTATATTTTCCTTATAGCAATGCAGCACTTTTTATCTCTTTCTTCTTTAATTTCACCTTCAATATAGTCTACAATATCCATTATTACTTTAAATCTATTTTTTGATATTTCTATTAGTTCATTAGGATCTTCATATTGTTGATTATATATCCTCTCTTTATCTAAATTAGTTAGAGAATCTTTGTCATCAATATAAATACTTCTTTTAGCATTTTTAAGAAGTCTTCTAGAATGTATTGTTAGCCAGTTTTTTGCAACAACATTAAAATAAGAAAATGCTTTTGTACCTTTTGCATGATTCCACTTTCCTAATGTTTCATATAAAAAAGATATACAATCAGACTTTAAATGCTCAATATCTTCATTAGATGATTTAAATCCATACACTGATACTAAACTGTGAACAAGCTCAGAAAGTGCAGGTTGTATTGAAGTTTCATATATTTTATGTCTTTCGCTTAGAGATTCTGTATTTTGATATTGTATTATTTTATTTTGTACTTCTATTCCAAAATACATTTTTTTTTTAGACTTTTTTCTACCTCTTCTAGATTTTTTTGTCATAGTATTCTATAGTTTCCTCTTCTTCATCGTTATTTTCTGTTAAAACATTTGCAACGTATAAAAGAGAGTTTCTTGCTTCTTCAAGGCTAGACAGCGCTTTTTTGACTTCATAGCTATCATTAAATACTGGAATATCTAATATCATTGAAATATTATTATAGTTTTTATCAATGACATCTAAAGAGTTTTCAATCGCATCTCTAACATTTATTAACATAATTGCAAACTTAATACAATAATAAATAGAAAAAATACAAAGTATAGAAATAGCAACTAATAAATAACTCATCAATATTCTACTCACTTAAATAGTTTTTATAAATATTGATTATTGATGTTTTAGACATTTTGTTTATTAAATTTTTCTTTTGCAAACTAACTTTTTCATAGTTTATTAAATTATTGTTAAATATTTTTGAAATAATATCTGATAGTGAATTTTTATCAAAATCAGCCCAGCTAGAATTTTCTACAAAAACTTCATTATCTATTTTTTTATGGCTAATATTGTTTATTTTACAATCAATTCCTATAAAGTAATCAAGATATTCTTTGTATGCTGAATGATTTGTTGCTACTATAGGTAAACCACAAACTGCTGCTTCTAACATTGTTAAACCAAATCCTTCACCTCTAGTACAACTCAATAAAAATTTAATTTTTTTACTCTCATACAAACTTTTCAACTCTAATGGACTCATATTTCCATGTATAAAATACAACTTTGGAGTTTTTTCTTTTAATTCCTCTTTTATTTCCTTTATATAAGAAGAAAAAGCTTTTCTAACATTAATAAAATCTTTAAAATTATTACTACCAAGATTAGTTTTTATAATCAAACCTGTGTTTTCATATTTTGATAATTCTCTTATAGAATGTTCTATTGTTTCAAATATATTTTTTCTATCACATTCTTGGTCTGTTGATGTTAGCTGACCAATTATTAAAACATTATTTTCAGTAGTAATATTTTTTAAAATATCAAAATTACTTTCTTCTAATAAAAATTCTTCAGAATAATACTCGGGAATTACTTTAATATCTGTATTAATTTCTATGTCATGATACTTTGATGTATTCTCGAAAGTCTGCATTGTAAACTCTGAAGGTACTATTACTTTATCCATTAAGTTTATATGCTTTAGCCACATTGGATTACATAAAGTTGTTTCGACACCAGCAGTTATTCCAACATCAAAGCTGCTTATTTTAATCCACTCGTTAGGAAAACAAACCTGATACGTTTCATCAAACTTATCTTCATATGAAGAATTAATATCATCTTTAGAAATATATTTTTCAATAATTTTTTCAATATTTAAAAAACTTTTATCATCGTATTCTTTTAATTGCCATGAAGTATTACCCCAAGATAATATGTCACATTTTAAATCTATATCTTTTCTTGTGATTAAATATTCAAATACTTGTCTTGAATGAACTCCATATCCAGAGTTGCTTAAAAGTGGACCTCTTAATAAAACTTTTTTCATAATACTATTTTACCTCTAAAACTCTAATTCTTTGATAATTTTGTTTCCAATTAGAAATTGTTTCTTCTAAAGAAGAATCCCATGACTTTATCATTTGATTATGATTAAACTCTTTATTAACATACTCTTTTGCTTTTAAACCAATTTCTTTTCTTTTTTCTTTTCCTAACTCATACATTTTAAAAATAGCTTTAGAAACTTTTTCAGTTTTAACAAAATCTTCATTTATATAATGTGTATCTTGTGATCCTGATATTGTTGTTACATCTGGATCTAAAGCAAATCCATTTATTGTACTATTAAATCTATTAATAACTTGACTTGTTTGACCACCGGTTTTAACAGCTATTATAGGATTTCCAACCTGCATAGATTCTAAAGTAGAAAGACCAAATCCTTCAGCAAGACTTATATTCATACAAAAGTCTGATATGTTATGTAAAATATTTACTTCTTCGTTTGATATTGTATCTACTGAAAATGAAATTGTATCTTCTATTTTTAACATTTTTGCAATTTCAAATAAATTTGGACCAGTAATATCTAAAGGATCTGTATGCATTATTAGATTAGCTTTTCTATGTCCGTATTTGTGTTCAAGATTAAATAAAAACATTTGCCAGGCTTTTAATACGTCAGCAGATCTTTTTCTTCTTGCATTTCTATTAATCCAAAGTCCTGTAAAATATTTAGATTTTTCTTTACCTAACACTTTTTCTTTGTAATCTTTTTTAGAAAGATCATCTAATTCAAAGAATAAATCTTTTGGCAAAGAATGAGGAATATATCTAGTTTTATCTCTGTTTTTACTTTCCAATAACATGTATGTTAAATAAGATATGCAGTTAATTGAATCAACAGCATTATATATATGATCATTATATGTAGGATATGGTCTATTATCCCATACATGCCAGTATAATATTGGACATACTTGATGAATTTCATCTTCCATTTTAAATATATAGTCAAAAAATCTAGGATCTGTAAAAAGTATAATAGCATCAGGTTTTTCTGTTACAAGAAGTGATCTAATCATATCTTTATTACCAAAACCTTTTGTTGGTATTATTACTAAGTCATCATTTAGTTTAATAGGATTATAGTCTTTATGCTCTTTTGCGCCTCCAATTTGAATAAACTTGTATTTACCTGTGTTAATTAAACCTTCAACCAGATATTTACTTTGTATACCTACACCGCTAGGTGATAAAATATGATCTGATATTAATAATATTTTCTTTTTCATTCTTAATCCAGTGTCTATGTGCATTTGTCTGTATTATTAAATTCACAAAATTTACAAGAATTTCTATTTTTTAGATATAATTTTCTATTAACTGTTGATATCATACTTCTTATTAACTTTTGTGATTTTTCAATTGATTTTGGGCCTGACGATATTTTAATAAGTTGACATGACTTACTCTGATTTTTAGTCTTTTTTAGTAAGACAAATCCACACATAATTTTGTTCATCTGTACATCTTGCCTTGTTCCCCAAAAGTATTTATATAGTATTAATTGGGCTTGAACTAGAAAATCCCGCTGCTTATCAATAGACCATCCTCTACCACTAGAAGTTTTCCAGTCTATTATCCAGTATTTAAATGTATTTTTAAAAGGAACTTTTATTATACAATCAATATAACCTTTAAACTTTGTATCTATTTTGTCAATAGACTCATACAAAGCATCTTCAGCAGCAACACATTCCCATCCTGGAAATGTGTTGTTTAAAAAATCTGGTAATGCATTTATACTATTTTCTGCCCACATTAACCAATTATTTAAATTGTCGTGTTTGTACTTCCAACCTTGTAAAGTTGCTCTATTAGTTTGCAAAATTATGTAGTCATTAGAATCAAATCCATGTTCATCCCAAGCTTGAATTATCTTTTTTTTTGCTTCTTCTACTTTAAGTTCTTGTGTTTTTAAATAATGCTCGCAAGCATCATGTATTATTGTTCCATAGTGCAAATGTGGAGACTCTTCAAATGTTTTAATCTTATCAATATATAGAAGCTTATGTCTCCACCCACACTCTTTCCATTGCTTTACTTCCGAATAAGAGACATGCTCTTTTAAAATAGTCATAACAGACCTCACTTTCATTTAATATTATATAAAAAAAAGTGAATTTATACATAAATTATTCCTAAAATAGTTATATTATTAACCAGTTTGTTCCATCTGATATTAAAGTTACATTACTATATTGTGTAGAAATAACAAAAGTTGCTGATCCATCTATCGTTTCACTACTATTTCCATCAACTGTTACATTAGCTGTCCCTAGTACTTTAATGTTAACTTTTTTTCCTTCTATTCCAGATGCAGTTGGTAAAGTTGCAGTAACTGCTGTACTACCATTGCTTACTGCATAAATTACCTCATCATCATTGTATAAAGTAGTATTTGAAGGTGTCAAAGATACTGTAAAGTTTGAAGTTGTTGTTGCTTTAACTTCTGGGGGCAACAATATTAAATGACTCATAAAAATATTCCTTGTTTATACTATATCTAAATATATTGAATTTACGATTTTAAAATGCTTTTATTCTAATCTCATTACTAAAAGACGACTTTCGCCATAAGGAAAGTCTGTACCATTTCCTGAGTTTGGTTGTGTATTATAAGACCTACCTATTGTATACTCATACGTATTACTATAAGCTCTTCCTGAAAGCCTTAACTTTCTTTCTCCTGACCACGAATCTATTATATAAAGCCACATAAAATTATGCCAATTATAATCTAATGTATTTGAATTATTACCTTCTAACATTTGTGTTCCAGATATTGTTGTCCAATTACCATCTATATAATTTGTACTATCTGTAGAATACTGTAATCTTGTGCATGGATATGATCCTTTACCATCAGGATCCCATGATACTTGTAAATTGCATTCATAGATTACTTTACTAGCACTAGACGTAGGTGTATATGTTACTCCTGAACCGGGATAATACTCTACAGTATCAGATATTTGCTCTTGAGTAAAACTAGTATCTACATTATGAATATGATTTTGTAGTTTATTTGTTTCTATTAAATGAGCCATATTAAAACTTTCAGTTATTAATAAATATATTTAAATAGAATAAACTATTAAATTACTTAAAATCTTATTCTACAATTGTATATGTACATTATTGTCTTTTGGTAAATATTGACCGTTTTCATTGCTTGCTAAATTTATATTATTTACATTAACAGGTAAAATAAACTTTTTTGATGAATTATCTGATGAATCAAAGTAAACTTTTCCATTTTCTATAGAAGCTTTAACGCCATTTAATTCATATAAATCTTTAGAAAGAAAAACTTCACAGCAACCAGAAAAAGTTATAAACCCGTAATGTTTACCATTTTCCTCTAAAATATCTTGAACTACTCCTAATAATCCATCTGAAGTGTTTGAAAGTATCCATTTTTGATTAAAAGATACAATTGAATGTTTAAAGACGTCAGGACTTATTTCTAATTTAAATACTTTTTGAGACATTTCTTTACCTTTTTACCTTTAACTTTGATTTGAAGAAACAGTTTTGTCTTCTATTAGCTCTAGAGTTGATTTCCATTTGTAGATTTTTTCACTATTACTATCAGAAGTATCATAAGAACCAATTCCTGATAGGTGGAAGTCGACACCATAACTTTTACCTGTTGTGTTTGTTATTTCAATAAGTTGAGAAAAATTAATATCTACAACTCTGTATCCGGAAGATACAGTATGACCTGTATCTACAATGCTTCCACTTGCAGGCTCTAAAATAGTAAGATCTCCTCTATTAGAAGATGAAAGACCAACACTTCTCATGGAAACATCAGGCAAGCTTGATGGTAATGTTTGACTAATTTGCCATCTTCTACTACACGAAAACTTCAATCTATACACACCATCAGAAAAATAATATTGCCCATAATCAATATTATGTATTTTATCGGGTATCTGATTTATTATTTTAAAGTGCGAAGAAGTTATATTGTTATTATTAAATAAAATATTTGGATTCATAAATAAACGATACCATTTAGTTGAGTGATTAATATATTGAAATGCGATAGGATAAACCTCTATTTCAAATTTTGGGTGTCTAGGGGGAAAATATGCCATAATATATGCCTTTCTTTATATTTTATCTTATAATAACAGTAACGAGACTTCCTGAAGTTCTACTTGGATGGTCTAAGAAGTTTGGACAAACTATTCCGTCGTGATTTGCATTGTTGTCAACATAAACCATGCCGTTTTCCACGTTTAATTCACCGCCTTCATCAGGTATATCTCTAGATGCTTTTGCTTCAACTTGACCTTGCAATTGTATTTCTACAATATAGACATCATCAGTTTCAGGTTTTAAAACTGCATCTTTTCTAGCAACGCCTAATGGTGTTGTCAGAGAACTAGATTTAGCCCATAATTGTTGTGAAGAATCATATGATAATACATCGCCTTTAGTTATATCTTGCAAGCACTTAACTTTTATCCACATAATTTTATCCTTTTTATCCTAATTTCATTATTGTCATACTAGATGCATATGCTTCTTCATCTTGATTTAAATTAACATTTCCAGAAACATTTGTACATACAACTTTTATTATTTCATTTGATCCTGAAGTTGTCACTATACCAGTACATAAAGCGCCCCAAGAATTATTTGAAAATTGAACAGTTGCTTTATTGCTAAAATAATTACCGTCATGATCTTTCCATCTATAAGAAATACTCGTTCCTGATGCACAACCTACACTATACATACATAAATAAGTACCTGCATTTGTAATTTTTACTGCTTCAAACCAACTTGAATTATTACTTGTTACAGAAGTATTTGCTGCTGTTAAAGTTACAAAAGACGAGTCTGAACTATATCTATTAGCTCTATTAGTATGATGACGATTTACTAAGTAGTTTCCTACACTGTAATAATAACCTCCCGTACCGTAAGAACCAGTTCTAAAATGAAATCCCGATATTAAGTCAACAGGAAATACAGTACTTGATCCATTTACCCAATTAGACCCGTCATGTTTTAGTATATTATCGCTACTTACACTGCTTAGGTTTGTATATGTACCTAAATTTATAGGAATATTTCCTTGATTATTTGGTTTCTCATTGTTTACTTTTAAAATATTATGACTCATATTGCTATACTACAACTTATATTTTTACTATTAATAGAAATGTATGCTCTGATATATCGTTTCCTTGATTAGTTTTATTATCTAAGTTAGAAACTTGACCTAATTTAATACCAATTGTTGTGTTACTTGAAAGACTTATATATGATTGGATTGTTGATGCTACACCACTTGCATAAGAAGTTGCATTATCTCCTATTAGAGCACCTGCAGAAACATTTGAATTATTAGAAGTATTTGCTAATGAATATAATAAATAACCGCTTGCTGAAAATGATACTTTAGTTTGACATTGAACGAAATATTGCCCAGCAGGTAAAGTTACTGATGAGGTCCAGTCTGAAGAAGTCGTTAATGAAGCACCTGTTATTGTATTTTTTGGGCTTGTATCATATATCTCTAAATAGCTATTAGCATTTAAATTTGATGCACCACTATTTGAATAAGCTGAAGTCTCTCCTTGACCTATTAAAATATAACTTGCTGAGCCTGAAGGTGCTGATGCATTTACCCAACCAGATCCATCATATTTTATAACTTGATCTGACGAAGCTGACGATATTGTTACATCTCCTAAATCGCTTATATTTAAAGAATCTATAGATATATTTCCACTACTATTTGGGCTTTGTCCAGCTACAGTTATTTTATTATGACTCATAATACAATATTCTCTCTATAATTTATTATTTATATCCTATAAGTATATATCAGTTATAGATAGAATATTTATTACTTATGTTAAACAATTTCCCAGTTTGTAGCACTGCCTGCAACTAATGTTACAGATTGATTTGCTACATTCAAAACTAATGTTTCAGATCCATCAATTGTTTCTGTGCTATTTGCGTCAATAGTTAAATCATTTCCAGCTGTTGCCAATTTAACTCTTATTTCTTTACCTGCTGTAATACCAGATCTTGCTGGAAGATTTAATGTAACTGCGCCGCCTGAAGTGTTAACACTGTAGTGATATTCAACTTGTGCAGTAGTTGTAGATGTTATTGCAGAATATGTAAATCCTCCACCACTACCAGATTGAGCAACCCAGTCAAGATTTCCAGATCCATCAGTTTTAAGAACTTGATTAGAAGAACCATCTGATGTCGGGAATTCATAAGTAACACCACCTAGTGATAACTTACCTGCAACAGTTGTTACTGATGATGAACCTGCACCGATTGTTGCATCAATTTCACCATCTGCATCACCATCAGCTAAAATTAAACCTGACGTTAAAGTACCATCATGTTCAGCTACTTGTAATAATAATTTACCACCTTCTGCACCTGATGAAGCATCAGATATTTGTGATTGAATCTTTGCAAATGTATGTACATTACTTGCATCATCTTCACTTACAAAGTCAATGTTACCAATTACATCATCATCTGCAACAGATGCGCCGTTTTTATTTAATATGATACTTGGACCAGAATTACCGCCATGAGCATTTTTCAACTCAAAAGTAGGTGCATCAGCTTGAGTACCAGTTTCTAAAAGAAGACCTTTATTATGTACATGTGTTAAAGTTACATCACTATTTGCACCAAATTTGACAATAGAATCGTCAGATGCTAGAATTATATCATTGTAAAAGCTAGCTGTTCCACCTGCTGAACCATCAAGATTAAGTGCTTGAGTTAAACTGCCGTTAGATATAGTGTGAAAAACAATTTTACCATCTTCCGACCCGTTTGAATGAGTAACTTTTCTAGAATTTATCGATGTATAAATTTTATTTGTTCCTGAGCCATTAGAAGCTTCACCTGATAGCTTATAAATAGTATCAGTTGCTCCATCACTTCCTGCATGTTTAAGAATTAATCTTGGCCCATAAGCATCAGTATGATCAGATTTAACTTCTATTGTTGGATCATAAGAACCGTCTCCATCTCCATCCATAGTAATAATAAGACCTGAGTTTGATGAGTGTGTTATTTTAACATCATCTGATGAACCCATTGTTATCTGAGCACCATTAGTAGGTAATTTAATATCATGATTGAAAGTAGCTGTACCAGCATCTGAGCCGTCTAGAGTTAAGAAAGTAGTATCAGTTGAACCATCTGTGCCTTTAAATATGATGTCTGTATCACTTCCTTGAGCATCAATGGTTATATTACCAGATGAAGTTGCGATTGTTACTGCAGCATCACCGGTTGATATATCATCTGCTGCTGTGCTTCCTCCGCCACTTGCAGCTGCCCAAACAGCTTTTGATCCATCCCATGTTAATACTTCGTTATTAGAAGGTGAATCTTGACCAATCTTTGTCACGTGACCTGATCCATCAAATGTTATTGCTGCTGTACCACCAGCTTCTTTTAATGATCCACCATCATCTAATATAATATCACCCAAAACTGTTAAATTACCACCACTACTTAAACTCATCTTTTCAGATGCAGCTTCGCTTGCTCCTGTCTTAAATGATAGTTTAGTTGCATTATTACTAGCAGAAAAATCGCCTTCAGATACAGCATCAATTCCTGCACAAACCAAAATAGCATCTGTTCCAGTTCCTTCATCAGGTGCTTGGAAGTTTATTGTACCAATTACATCATCAACAGCTATATCTGTCTCACCAGTTTGTAAAGTTAAAACAAAAGGATTATCATCTCCAACATTACCATTCTTTAATATTAATCCTTTATTTTCATGATGAGTTATAGTAACTTTTTGATTATTTCCAAAAAGTACTTGACCACCCAAAGCAAGATATAAATCAGACCATTCTGACGAAGCAGTTCCAAGTGAAGCACCATCTGCTGAAGTTGGGATTATAGATGTTCCAGAAACTGATAAATTACCTGCAACAGTTGTTGTTGATCCAGTTCCTGCAGCAATCGTTACATCAACTTCACCATCTGTAGCATGTTCACCTTCTATTACTAAACCTGCAGTTAATGAAGTAGTAGTTCCATCACTTTCCCCAACAAATAGTGATAGTTTACCCGCTTCATCTGTATCGTCAGCTTCAGAAATTTCTGCAACAATTGAAGCAAATGCTGTTATGTTTTGACCAGCATCATCTCCTCTAAATTCTATAGAGCCAAGTTTATCACCGTCAGCACCAGCAGCACCTTTATCTTGAATAAACTGTAATTTACCTCCATTCGCACCACTATGAGTATTTTTTATTTGAACTACAGGATAATCATTAAATAAACCAGAAGAAAATATATTCAAAATTGAATCAAACAAAACTGGA